CACCACATCTTTTTGTAACACTGCCCCATCGAAAGGACTATAATATCCCGCATCAACCGCAGTTTGTCTCAACAAAATGTTTACAGATAAACCAGTCAATATTGAAGTCCCACTTGGCCCCGAACTAGCCACTTGAGTCATTGCAGAGTAAACCCCAACAGGAGTACCCTTATAATCCACAACAGATAAATCTCCTCTGATATTCTCGGGTGAAACTATGAATCTATAAGTATCCTGTGACATTACTGTGGTGGATTAACGTACTCATACCATTTTATGGGAATATTTGTTCCCAACCTTTGACCAGTTGTATTCAATACTTCGTAAGTTTGTTTTTCATAATTCAACTTTACCGTGTAATAAAAGTATTGTGTGTTATCAAAAGCATATTTGTTTCCAACCAAAAGAGCTTGTGGTCCATTTGTCAAATCAACTTGACTTGCACCTCTACCCGTCATCATTTTAGTAAACTGACCTGTTTTTGCGTTGAAAAACTTTGCTGTCATATAGAATGTATCGATGTCTAAAAAGTTTCTTTTTTTCAACCAATAAAAAAAGAACCCTTCTTTGTCCCCAACATAATCTAAAACATACTTAGGTTTTCTAATATTGACCAAAGTTCTTTGCATTTGAGTTTCCATAAACAATCCCTGTTGAGTTGGAAGAATTACAGTTACATAATTCTTTTGTTGTTTTTCATCAGGGGTGTCATAAAAATCTAACTTGAAGAAAGAGTTTGAAAAATTATTTTCATAATAATAAACCTCCTGAGGAGTGAACCCCTCACTCAAATAATTGATTCTCCAATTGGCCAAATCATTCAATGAACCTCCAGAGTAAAAATAAAATTCATAATTGATTGCTGTAGCATCAGTCGTTCCTGTTGCAGGAGAGTGAGCAAACCTCGAAACTTCAAAGTCTCTACCTTTACCTATGACATCTTCAATTATTTTGGTTTCATACTCGTCAATTGCCAAGTCTAAACCCAAGTAATCCCATTTGAGTTCTACAGGAATGTTGATTTGTTTATCAACAATCGCATCTTGTCTAATCACGAATTTATTCACACTCATCAATCAACGGTTTAAGAGCAAAATCAAATCCTTCAAGATTATCATTGTAATTTATTCCTTCAGGAATCAATCTGAATATTACCTGAGTATAAGGATAATGGGCTGAATTCAAATATGGATAATCAACTCCACGTCCTAAGTTGTCAATAAATCCATAGGTATAAATATCCCTCCATCTGAACTGTTGGTCAGCATTAGAATAAAACGCCCAACTCGGTACATTGTCAATCTGCCCCAAATTAGCGGTTTCAATATAATCTGAGAATACTTTCAGTACCATTGGGTTATGAGGGTTATAATAATAACCTGGTGAATTGGTTGAAAAATTGTTCGTAGTTTGGAATACGTCTTGATTGAATTTTACTTTGTGATAATATTTTGCGACAACCCTCTCGGTTTGTTCATAATCATTCCACTCACAGAAATCACCATCCATCGCATCACCAGCTTTCAAATCCAAATTGTAATAGAAAGTTTTTCTCACTCCATTTGATAGAGTATATGCCGACACAGGAATTGTTGTATTTGACTTTTCATTATTTAAATCCCACCATGGATTTGTATTTTTAGATAAATTGAATTCCCATCCTTGTTTTAATCCAACCCCTCTGAATGGCTGATTGAAATACCCTGAATATCCTTTATTGATTATTGTCAAACTTATTTCATTCAATGGTCTTTTTTGGTTGTCTCGTAATCCAGCAAAGTCCAAGTCATAATTTGATGTTATGTCATAAGCATTCGAACTCGATCTCTGTGAGACCCTAGTAACATTATTTGGTGTTATGGAACTATATTCCAATTTTTTTTCTTCATCGAAAACATTTTTTTCAAATCCAGCCTTTGTGATGGCTAAGTCAGTTAGATTTGTTATGATTTTATATTTTTTTACATAGTATTTCGATTTTGTTTCAGTCAAATTACTTGGGTTTATTACCCTTCTAAAAGTTCCAATAGTTCCACTATTAAAAGTCGATCCAGTAAATCCAATGTTAAATAAATTAAAAATGTATTCTCTACTACCAAATAATCCATTACCCAATGAGAATACCTGAAAAATATTACTTCCTCTATAACTAAAAGAAAGTTCAACATACTCCCCTATAGTTAATCCATGAGGAGCAATACATACGAACGAAACCAAACCATTACCGTTTCGGGTTGTACTCGTAATCGAAAAAGGAATTCCACTCGAAGCAATCCAATTCACATCGTTATTTGTTCTCGAATAATATGTAAGTTGCTTGTTTCCATCATTCTCATGTGGATATGTCAAGTAATACATCCAATTATATGTGTAAGCACTTTTCGCTTTATATTGAAAATGGTTGTCCGATACATCAGGTCTGTAAAAATCAAACTCATAATATTGTGGGAACCCTCTCCAAATTCCACTTTCTTTTGAAGAAGATGGATTAGTATAGTATAAATTATATTGGAATGGAAGATAGTTTGTTGAACCCGTATAAGTGTTGTCGTACAAATATGTAATCTTAAATGTTGGTCTGAATATAGTATTCGCTTGTCTTTCATCATCATAAACTTGCGCTAAGTTCAATGTTGATGTACGATCATACTCAGTAATCTCCTGACTTTGCTGTTGGAGTGTTATTGACACTTCCTCATCTAAAGATGGAGCTCCCTTATATCTTTGACCACTAGGTATTATTGTATACTTATTCATCTACAGAATATTTCCTTTTGAATTTATCTAAAGCTGTCTCTCCTAAAACGGTTCCGAAATAGAATTGGAATGGTGCCCCAACAACAAATTTTTGTTTTAAAGCTCCAGTCGCAGAATACGTTCCATCTCCAACTGTTCCGTTTACATTGAATATGTATCCACGTGCATTCAAATCGTTCGACTCAGAGTTGTTACTCCAAAAATATGGTGTGTCTGGAGAATATCTGTCCAATGATTGGAATCTCGAGTTTTGAACAATATCAGAAAATGAAGTTGCCCAGTCATTATACTGATTACCAAATATTAGATTAGTATTATTCAATTTCCATTGATAAAATGGTACAATTTGAGATTTGATTCCATATGGATATGGATAATATCCTACATCATCTGTCCCTCTGAAATTGATTCTTCCTGGAGTCAAATAATCTTTGGTTTGCAAATCCTCAGTTGTTGAAGAAAACCATACAGCAATTGTTGGATTACTTGCGGTTCCTAATATTTGTGTAGGTTGGTTGGTCGCACCAGAGACACTATCATAATATTCTGGAGAATAGTTGATATTTCCGATTTCACTATTGATAGACATAAGTTGAGCAAGGTCACCATCAATTCTTTTTTGGCGTCTTGAGAATAACTGATTTATTCCATTGTCTCCCGAAGAAATTAAATCCCTCAAAAATTTATCATCCGTTATTCTCGAAATCACAAATAAGTTCACCAAATCTGACGTGTCACCATAACTAGTTGGATTGATGTTAGGGATAATGTAACCTCTTGTTGATGTATCAAAAGTAATTTCAGAATAAAAATAATCTTTCATCCCCATGTTTATTACTGTTGTAGGGAACAATAAGTTCACAGTGTTAAGAGAATTAACGTTGTTTGTCAACTTCCCGACAAATTTGTTTGTTGTAAGATTATACGGACTACTTCTATAATAAAAATTGTTACTATCTCTATTATAATAAACTACATCTTCACAAAACCTTACTTGACTTATTTGATTTTGTTTGTTGTAAAAAGTGTCTACTTGTATTGGGAAGAAATATAATGAACCATTAATCCAATTATTCATGAAAGACTGAGATAAGACTCCTCTACACAATCCATAGAAAAATCTGAATCTGTATGCCCACTCATTAAAATTACTTATATCTTTTGATAAGTCAGTTCCAGGTTTTCGAAGGAACATATAACATCCCTCTTCAACCGCATCTTTGGTTGTACATTCTTGGTTTATTTCGAAATCACTTCCAAACCCTGTATAACAACTTAACCCTACCATGTTTTCACAATTGAAAGAAGACAAAACTGTCAAATAATTTGGTTGACCTTCAATGTCTGGAGTCACTATTTCAGCCCCCGTGCTATATGACGCTAAATCAATTGGTTGGTCAGCATCAATAATCTGATAGAATGTAAAATTATTATTTTGTTGTAACAATGCGGGGTTTGTTTGCCATGAACTTCCATTTAGACTATCCGATGATGGTAATCTATCAGTTCTCATGACATTTATAACTTTTGATGAAATCGACATAGGATTTGCCGATAAAGAAGGATACGCATTCGGAGTGGCATATTGATAGATTACATCTCGATAATTGAAATTAACTGCTAGTAATGTTGCAATCAACGCTCCAACTGCAAAAATACCAACAACAAATGGGAATAAAAATGGAATTGCCGCCAATGGTAATATTGAAGCAGAAGACCCCAAAATTACCGCTGACAATGGATTCAATGAAAATGCAGTTATATTTGAAAAAATATAAGACGCACCAGATACATCCTCGGATTCATCGTATTTTGCAGAGTTTTGATTTGGTGAATAGAAATCATTATTTGTCCTACTCACTACACCAGTCACTCCACCTATATTTTTATCGTTCAATCCTCTAACTCCACTAGTATTTGCATCTAAGCTTCCATAATAACCGACAGTTGAAGTTGTGAATCCAGAAAAGTTGTCACCTGGAGTAAAAAAGTATGAAGGATAAAACATACCATTCTGATTAAATGGTTGCACAGAAATATTGGTCTGTGTCAATTTTTGAATAGGAATATTCAATCTAGTTTGAGCAGTAATTGTTAAACTTGAATCGTCTATGTTTTTTCCGAAAATTCTACCTAATGAATACTGATTGGTGTACTTAGGTGAATACGGGTCAACTCCTCGTTGGAGTATAAGAATATATTGGTTTTCAATGTCAGTGAAAGCATCCAAAGGACTGATAAGAAAATCTTTATCATTTCTACTATATCCTCTTACCGCTCTTTTTCTAGCTAAAATTAATCTTGAAGGAGCTGCGATTACATTTGGAAAACATTCCAAAGTTTCTACGTTCCATATTTTTATTGCATCCGCTACAGTAATTGCCGTAATTACTTGGAAGTATTCTCTATCTTGCGGATATATTTGTCTTGTTATAGTACTACCAGTTGGTAATGTATATAATACAGTTTGGTCAGTTGTTTGGGTTACAGCATAATCAACATTTATTGTTGTAGCTTGTTGTATTGTAGTACCTGTTATTCCATTCACAACCCCGTTGACAGTTTCAGCAGTATATAAAAAATTTCTATCTGTCGTAGTTGCAGGATTGACAGATGTCAACAATTGTCCCGACTCATAAAATTGATTCGAAAGAACCGTAATCGTATTATCATAGTGAAACTTTCCGAAATTGGAATTTTGTGCAAAAGTGACTTTTATTTTATTAAGGTTGTCAAAATAAGTGTTTCTTGTATTGAACACGTTAATACGTTCACCTAAAGTAAGACTTTCAGAAAATGCAAAATGTTTTCTCTCATCAGATTCCTCTGATAAGAATCTAACAACAGATGACTTTGGTGTTTTGAATAATGAAAGGTCTGACACGGAATCATTATTTCCTGCCAACGCTTGTGCAAAAATTGAAGATTTTATTTGAACATCTTCGGACGGTGTTCCATCTTGTCCAAAAATTGTTTCGAATCCTTCAAAATAACTTGGAGGAAATGAAACATAAGACAGTACACCCCTTGTTCCTCCTAATAATGCCTGAGAATCAATTTTGGTCTCAGCACATGAACAAGATTGACATTCAGGGTAAGTAATCATTGGAAGTCTAATAGTGAAGTTTTTGGTCTCACACCGTAAACCAGTTTCGTTACAAATAAAACCAAAAGGTCTTACCTTAATAACGGGGATTTCAACACCACAAAGAAAACACAATGCTTGTATTACTATTGTATAGATAAACAAAAGTAAATGTGAGACAATAAGTAATACTAACCCCACAAATTGTAAAACTGTGAATATAATTGAAAATAGAAAAAATAACAAATCGAAATTTTTGAAGCCATCGTTGACTGGAAATTTATTTGTTGTACTATCACAACTGTTGTCATCTATCTCTTTAATCCCAATGAATCTACCCGTACCTCCTTTTTTATATTGGTCAATCAATGATGATATAGTATAAACTCTGTTGAATTGAAATTCGTAGAAAGTGTCCTCACAATCAATTATTTCATTGAGTCTATCTATTCGTTCCGTTCCAGTAAATCCATTTGTATATCCTGTCCATGCCAATCCGAAGTAATACGAACTTTCTTGTAAGTCTCTCGCAGTTTGACTTGAATTTGTTGGGTCTAAAGTTGAACTCTGCCAACCATATTCTTTCACATTCGGAATCAAATAATTTGGTCTTCTTGTTTGAGCAGTCAAATCTCTCGACTGAGTCCATTTTACTTTGAACCTATATTTTGCTTTGGTGGGTATTCCCAACGTTGCATCATTGGACAATACTCTCTCACCAAATTCATTAGTGATTATATAGTCCAAATTCATTGGTAATTCGGTCAACCACGTACCATCCCCATCAATTACGTTTCCCGCTTGTTCTAACTCATAAACCTCCAATACAGGATTTCCATCCTCATCTTGTTGTATAGTTTGTCGAATTGCTAATATTTGTCCAGGTCCTGATGTTAAACCACAAAGGTTTCCCATGTTGTCTTTAGGTCTACAATTTCTTCTTATCCTGACATTATCAGGAGAAGAAAACATTGAACCCATGAAAACAGCTGTCGGTTGAATGTCTACATTTGCATCATCTCTCAAGTCAAAATCCAACCTGTTGATGGATATTTGACAAATCTCAGGGTCCCCCCATAAAGGAGATACTTCGAGAGTTTTTGTCAAGTTTATAATTTGAGGAAGGGAATTCAAATCAGTTGAACTTCTGAATTTATTTCCTGCAACTTGAGCTTCCGTGGCTAATCCAATTCTAACTAAATCTTGTGGAGTAAGAGAAAATTCTCCTATGTCTGACAAGTCCACATCCATCACAACTGTTTGAGTTCCGAGAGGAACCCCCATAATCATGTAATCACCACTATCATTAGTTTTGGATGTAAATCTGTAATATTTGTCATAAATTTCAACAGTAGTACTTCCTGTCAATACATCAGGACGAGATGGTAAAGTACCTGTTGCAGCATGTTTGGAGTATGAAGGTGTGTATGGAAGTAGATTATATCTATATCCGTCTTCATTTTTATCGGTTGGAGATTTGTAGGGATATATAGATGTAATTAATGGATTAGATTCATCGACTTGTTCAATCGGAATAAAAATAGAAACCCTTGCATTCGGTAATCCAAATCCATTGTTTGCCGTTACTCTACCAACTAACACACCATAGTCTGCACAACTTCTTGTGTAGATGTCTGTTTGTTGTATTTTGAGAGATAAAATTTCTAAGAACTCAAACTCTTGGTCTAACTGTACGTTGATTGATTTGTTTATACCAAGTTCGGTCTTAATTCTATATGAATCACCCATCTATTGTCTTTAGTTTATAAATACTTTATGTGTAATTTTTCAAAGTATGAATACACACATCATAAATTATAGACCAAACTGATAGATAATAAACCTATTACGATAATGTTGTAGATTGGTAATTTATAACCGAAACTTTAATATCCTTATTTGGATATCGAATTTGGTAAACTTGAGAAGGTTGTGCAAAGATTGTTGCGTTGGTAGGTGCAATTTGTCTTGTTTCAGGATCGGAATATTCCATGGAAGTTTCTGCTGATGAATATTGCCCACCAACATTATTGAAAATCTTAATCGAAGACACACTCAATACCCCATTTTGATTTTGAACAATACTTTGTATTTCAGACAGATATACATTTTGTCCCAGTTCTCTTACTTGAGGGTTAAAATATGTAGAAATTCTGTCAACTATGTCAGCAATTACTTGCCCCGAGTTTTGTGCTGCTGTTAAGACAACTTGAACTTCGACACTCAAATCAATTACTTCAGCTGTGAAAATTGATATATAATCATTCATCATTCTGTAGTTGGATAGATATGTTGCAATATTCTGTCTCAAAGTATTTGAAACGATATTTGTCAACTTACCCGAAGTATCGTAAGATAATAACTGAATCAATATTTTATTATTGTTTTCAGTCACAGATACTTTTGCAGGTGCTCCAAACTCTGAAGGCATGTTTCTAATAATTGACTCATAATCTTGTACTGTCACGGCTCTCTTCTGTGCTGAGAAGTTGAACGAAACATAATTTCTTATTTCTTCAAGTGACGGTAATCCCGCTCCACCGATTGCCGCAGTAACGTTGTTACATCTCAAAGAATTGACAACTGAAGAGTTTGTAAGTTCAGATGGTCCATTAACAAAGAATGATACTGTTCCAATTTGTGTAATAACGTTAGTCCCCAAGTTTGTTCCTAATCCTCCACCAACTCTATATTGAACAAATAGTGTAGAGTTAGGACTCAAAGCTGAACCCAAAGATAAATTATTAGAATACCTTTGAAGGTCTATGGTTGCTCCTACAGTTGTGAATTGGTCCAATGCATCCTGAGCGGTGTTCGTTCCTCCTCCAAATGTTAGTTTCTTAAATCCCTCAGGAGTATATTCACTAATGAATCTGTTTGATGTTTGGATATATCTTCCTACCTTAATACCAGGTTGGTCTGAAACTTTTGTCGGGTCCTCAATGAAAACTCTGTCTTCAGCTAAGGCGTCCACTTCATACCATTTGTTAGGTGAACCCAAAAATTCTGCGACAGTTGGTATATTTGTATATTCCGTTCCACTCTTTAATAAAACACTTGTAATACCCAGAACATTTTTTTCAGGTAAAAACAATTCGAAGAATGGCTTCACATCATTAGGAGTGATTACTCTCTTGAATACTTTGGTAATTCCATTTACAACAAGTTCTCTTTTTGTGATTGTGTAATTGATAATCACGTTGTTGGCGTTTCGATTTGGAATCTTCAATCTATTCGGAAAACCTTGTGCGTTATATGGTGAAGAAAAATCAACATCATATATGTTTTCAAACACAATACCCGCACCTGAGACTTGTGAACCTCTTGCTAAAACTCCCAAGTATCTTTCATCTTCTTTATCACCAAATACAGGAACAGTAATCGAAAAATCTACTAAGGCTACGGATGGTCTTTGACCAGGTAATTTTAATCCATAAGTTCTTGCAATGTTATAAATTGAAGACCTTTGTTGTGCGTATTGTAATACAGTTTCTTGAATACTTCTATCAATATGATAGTGTAAGTTGTCTGCAACAGCAGCATTCAAATCCAAAAACACTGAAAATACAGATGCATCATTAAAATCCTGTATAAGTTCAGGATAATAAGTTCTTACATAGTTGAGTAACTCAGTTCTTATTCCCTGATAGTCTCTGGTGGTATATGAAATTTTACGATTTGCCATCTATATTAAATATTGATAATAACAAAATCATTTTGAGCGAAAGTCGATCTGTTATTTGAATAATCTATTCTAATTTTTGCAGTGTATTCGGATGTCCCTTTACCTGGTAATCTGTATATTGGAGATTCACTTGTTCCAATAGTATTCTCACCCAACATAGTATCAACTTCTAACTCAGGGTCTGCTGGAGTTATTGAAATCTGATTCAAGAGTAGATTTGGCATGAATGTTTGAACCGCTTCTCTAATATCAGATTGTATTGCGTCGAATGTCAATCCATCGAAAGGTTCAAATAAGAATTCATATAATCTTGTACCAAATGTTGGTAAATAATATCTACTTCCTTTTCTCGTTAAAAGAAGGTGAATCAGATCAGATTTTATCTGTTGGGATTCCAACTGAGTAAGCTCCAAGTAATCTCCTCGTCTAGAATCTCTGAATGGAAAATTAATACCGTATGTAACTCCGTTTGCCATAAAGATAAATATAAGTCCCTTGTTTTTCCTTATAAATAGCCCAAAATAAAAAATCCCGAATTACTCGGGATTAATTATTTAATTAAGAAGAACAACCGAAACATTCAATTTCAATTCCTTCAGGTTTGGGTGGTAAATTCATACTACTATAATCAACCTTCGGAACTTCTACAACAGGTTTAGGTTTTTGAACTTTAGATACATCCAAAGCTAAATGTTTAGCACCCGTTGAAATTGCTTTTGTTCTAACATAGTAACAAAGAGTCTTCAAACCTTTTTCCCACGAATGGAAGTGAGATGAAGTAATCTTAGACAATGTAGGGTTAGACATATAGATATTCATAGATTGAGATTGGTCTATAAATGGTGCTCTGTCCGCCGCCATATTGATAAGTTCTCTTTGTGAAATTTCCCAAATGGTTTTGTACTTTGGAATAAGATGTTCAATCCTTTTAACTTTTTTATTGTAGTTCTTGTCTTCAATATCAAGATACTGATTGAAATTAATGTTTTGAATTGAACCTTCATTCAATATAATTTCATTTTTCAAATCTTCACACCAAATACCAATCTTCTCAAAATCATTGATTAAGTATTTGTTTACAATCATAATCTCACCACCTACAACTCTTCGGTTAAATAACGCTGAGTGTGCTGGTTCTGTCATTTCGAATGAACCAGTGATTTTTGCTGAGGAAGCTACTGGCATCTGAGCGGTGAACAATGAGTTACAAACTCCATATTCCTGAACATCTTTCTTCAACGGTTCCCAATCCAAAAACAAATCAGAATCTTTGATTCCCCACATGTCAAATTGGAAAATACCTTTTGACATCGGAGACCCTTTGAAGAACTCATAAGGTTTTCTAACTCCTCTCTTACATAAATCATTACTTTCTGTAATCGCTGCGAAATAAATTGCTTCGAAGATATTCTTATTTAATGATTGTGCTTCTTCTGAAGTAAAGATGTAATCCATAAGACAGAAAACATCAGCAAGTCCTTGAACTCCAATACCAATTGCTCTTTGTTCAAGACCACCTTTCAATCCTTTGGAGGTTGAATAGTTGTTTTTGTCAATAACATTGTTCAAAGCTCTTACTGCCTTTCTTACTTCTTGGATAAGAAGAGAGTAATCGAATTTACCATCGACAACAAAGTTCTTCAAAACAATTGATGAAAGAGTACAAATCGCCGTGGTTTGTTCGTCAGTGTATTGATAGATTTCATTACAAAGATTGGATTGTTTAATTACTCCAATGTTTTGATGATTTGATTTCTTGTTCGCACTGTCCTTAGCACATAGATAAGGAACACCCGTCTCAACTTGAGATTCAATTACTTTGGTCCAAATCTCTTGAGCTTTAACTTTTCTTCCAAGACCAGCGTCGACAGCCATTTGGTAATTTTTCTCATATTCGTCACCAAAACATTCTTGAAGAGGTTTAATTCCCGCTTTGATAATATCGTTAGGACAGAACAAATACCAATCCTCATTGTTCTTCACCGCTCTCATAAAATTGTCAGGAATCCACAAAGCGGTAAATAAATCTCTCGCTCTCAATTCTTCTGCGCCTGTATTCTTTTTGATGTCTAACAAATCAAAAATGTCTTTATGCCATGGTTCCAAATAAATCGCCGCACTACCAGGTCTTCTACCTTGTTGATTGAAAAATCTCAAAGACTCATTTACGATTTTCAAGTATTTTAATAATCCACCCGCAA